AATCTGGTATACACTGGACACCCTGGCAGAAGCGGAGAGGAGGCAGCAGGCATGAAGTGGAGAGAGATACTGAAAGCACCGTTGATACCACGGACAAAAAGTAGGAAGAAAGAAAACCAGATCACTTTTCAGGCGACGGACCAGTACCTGATCATGGACATCTGGAAAAATAAAGTAAATATCTGCCGGCACGCCGTAGACCGGAAAACATGGGAATACGGCACCTATTACGTCGAATCAGGCAAAAAAGAGCAGACCAATCTGACAAATTGCACGGAAGGATTTGGAGGATGTTACTGGGGATCGGAACCGTGTAAGGGAGATTGGCTGGAAGAAAAACAGGCAAAAGAACTGGAGAAGTTTGTCCCGATGCATGATTACAGTTGGATCAGCGATCCCTTGCGGAGGATATGTCGGATGGAAAAAGACTACAGTGCGGATAAGAGGGAACGTGCCAGAGACCGGAAAGAACAGAGAATCAGAGATCTCATGAATAAGTGTCCGAAGCCGGGACGCAGGGTATATGACTGGATCACTGAGAGACTGGTAGGAGATCTCCAGTATGCCTTTTATAACAAGCAGGACAAGACCTGCCATTGTACCGCATGCAACGGGGATTTTAAAGAAGAGGCAGCAGGCGCCCAGGTAAAACATCGTAAACAGATCAAATGTCCTCTCTGTGGCCATGACCTGACGGTGGAAAAAACAAGGGGAAGAATCCAAACAATCGGATGGCTGACGATGATCCACGACGTGGACGAGAAGCAGGGAGTAGAGAGACATTTTAAGGTAACGGTGGACTGGCACAGAACAGGAAAGAGAGATACAGAGCTGGATGAACAGATCCGCCTGATGATGCTCCGCGGAGCAAAGGATTTTATGAAAATCTATTACTACTGTGATGTGTACTGGTGCGGATGGCACGACAACAATCCGCAAAGCAGACGCTGGCATACATCCTACCTGTATCCAGATACGGAAGGAATCAAAGCCGGATTGAGGGATACTGCATACGAAGCCTGGTCAGATGTCATGCCGATGCTGGCACAGATGGGGATTAAGGCATTTTATAACGGATTGCTGGTGGAAAGCAATGAACAATTTACCGGTATCGCAGAGTATATGGCAAAGGGACGCTTTTACCGGCTCCTGGATGAACTGTCACAGCGTATTACATACTGGGGCGGGTATCTGGGGAATACGGTCGAAGTAAACGGCAAATGCATAGAAGATATTTTACTGATAGATGACAAGCAGCTGATCAACCGCCTGCGGCAGGAAAACGGCGGAATGCAGATGCTACGTTGGATGCAGTGGTCAGAACTGGAAGAAAGAAAGCTGTCGGCAGAATTTATCGCATGGACAGAAAAAAACAGAATTGATCCGGAGTACTATGATAAATCTCTCGCCGGAGAATACATGTCACCGGAACAGCTTATGAATTACCTGAACCGGCAGAAAAAGGAATCGTATCCGGGAATGAAGATCCAGGATGTATGGAATCAGTACGAGGACTATCTGTCCATGTCACGAACGCTGGGAAAACACATGGATGATGCACTGGTACACCGCCCCAGGGAGTTGAAACGCCGGCACGATGAAGTGAATGCGGAAGTGGAACTGCACAAGGAAGAATTTGAAAGAAAAAGAAATGCGGAAATGGCAAGGAAACAGGCGCAGGAGATGCGGGAAAAATATCCCGGGTACGAAGATATCCTGGCTGAGATCCGCGCCAAGTTTGAGTATCAGAATGACACCTATTGCATCCTGGTACCAAAGGATTTTATGGAGATTACGGCGGAGGGCATGGCGCTGCATCACTGTGTTGGCAATACAGAGCGGTATTTTGACCGGATTGTCAGCAGAGAGACCTATATCTGCTTCCTGCGGCAGCAGTCATCCCCGGATAAGTCTTTTTACACGATAGAGGTGGAGCCGGGCGGTACCATCCGCCAGCACCGGGGAGCCTACGACGAGGAGCCGGGCATAGAAGAGATAAAGCCGTTCCTGAGGGAGTGGCAGAAGGTGATCCGCAAGCGCATGAGCAAACAGGATCATGAATATGCCGCACAGAGTGAGATTCTGCGGCAGAAGAACATAGAAGAACTGAAGGCAAAGAATAATACTGTGGTCCTGAAAGGACTGGCAGAAGATCTGATGGAGGTAATCTGAATGTATTTTGTTGCAGACACAGAGAAAAGGCAATGTGAAATCAATGGGATAACAGTGAAGGAGCGCGGGGTGTATCTGTTCCGATTCCGGGCAGACGGAGATATAAAATGGGGACATGCAAGAGTGGACGAGATTAATGAGGACAAGATAGTGCTCCGGACGTGGCAAGGAGGAAATGCAATTATAGTATCTGTGGGGGATGTACTGGAAGTACACAGCGGAGAAGCACAAGTAGAAAAACTGGACGAAGATATCATGCGGAAATTAATACGAGGAGCGGTATATTCGGAGAACACCAAAAGGTTTTAAAAGGAGATAGGCAATGGAAAATATCATTTATCAAAAAACATACCAGGAATATAAGAAGGAGCTGGATGCAGTCCTCACCCGGACGGCAGAGGACTTTGTACAGATCGGCTATCTGCTCAAGGTGGCCAGAGACACAAATGTACTGTCAGAGAGCGGCTATGCAACTGTTACAGATTTTGCCAGGGCTGAGTATGGCATAGATAAGACGCAGGTAAGCCGCTTTATCAGCATCAATGACAGATTTTCGGAGGATGGCTACTCTGATCATCTGCTCCAGAGCTACAAGGGATTTGGATATGCAAAGCTTACCTTGATGCTGCAGATCCCGGACGAGATCAACGAGGCGCTTCCGCCTACGCTGTCCAAGGCAGAGATTCAGGACATAAAGGACGAGGTGGATGCAGAGAGCAGGGTCACGGATATTGAGGTCGAGATCGAGCGGGCAGAGGCAGCAGCCGTAACGGACAGGCCCATGCTTCCACCGGAGGGATCACCGTTACAGCGTAACCTCTGGCAGTTGGGGAAGGAGCAGGAAGATCTCTTCCGGAAGCTGTGGGAAATATGCAATAAAAGCAATTATCCCCGCAGTACTGCTATCATGGATGCACTGATACCGCAGGGGGATGCGGTGTACACAGTCCGGATCCCGGGAGAGCGCAGGACACAGATCATTATAAATTCTGACGGCGCCACGGTAATCAACCTGAAGACGTTGGAGCGCCATGAATATGCACCACAAAAAATCTGTCTTGAGGTAGATTCCCTGTTTCTTGGAGGCAACAGTCCTGAGGAGAAGTACAAGATGTTATATGGCGAGGACTTAACACCGGAAGAACCGAAAATTGCACCGGTGCAACCGACCGACTCTCCGAAAGAAAAGAAACCGGAAAAGCGTAAGGAATCCCGTGTGACCAAAGCAAACACAGAACCGAAGAAAAAGCCCAAGGAGCCGGAAGAGAAGCCGGAGCAGATGACCATACCGGGAGCAGAGCCGGATCCCGTACCGGAAGAGCCGCAAACACAGGTAAATGACTCGCCCTCCGGTGAAACTGACGCGGATAATCAGAATACCGACACCATGGTCACGGAAGAGCAGGCACCGGGACAGACAGACCTTGAAAATGACTTTCCACAATATTGTCCGGATGCAGACCAAAGGACTGCTTATCTCCAGTCCATCCGTGGAGCAGTGGATAATCTGGTACGTTACGCAGAGATGGATCTGATCATCGCGGCGCGAGTGCAGGTGAAAGATATCTCCGAATACTTGGACAAGCTGGAAGAACTCATAAAGGAGGCGGATAGCAATGCCGAAGCGGTCGAAGCAGGCGAGAGCGCGGGAGTTTAATGCTGCCTCCCGGCAGATTATCAAAGAGCGGGATCTGTACCAGTGCATCTTTTGCCGCATGGGATATCACATGGAGGACGTCACCTGGTATGGACAGCAGCTGCAGAGCATCATGCACTATATCCCGAGATCCCGAGGAGGACTCGGGATCCCACAGAATGGAGCCCTGGGTTGCCAGAGTCACCATGAGATGCTTGATAACGGCAACAAGGGCAGACGGGAGGAGATGCTGCAGATGTTTAGGCAGTACCTGCAGGACCATTACACGGACTGGAGCGAGGATGCCCTGACCTATAACAAGTGGGGATAATGTATATACACGAAAGGAGCGCAGAGATGAAAAGCAGAACAATAAGCAAGATCATCCGGATGACGCCGGAGGAGAAGCGGCGACTGGAATACTGCGCCGAGAAGATGGCAAAATGATAAAAATGGTTGAATTTGATGAAGGAGTATGGGTGCCGGAAGAATGCTGTACCATGACGAATCCACTTACAAGCGGAGGAGAAAGCGTCCCGGACGATGTAGAGATGCCGTGTGAGGGATCAGAGTCATGTACAGGTGACTGTGATAATTGCATAATCCAAATAATTATGAATGAATATGCGTTGTACACAGGACAAGCGACGGATCAGGTTGCTGGACTTATGGATATTACTCCAATTAGCGACGCAATAGAAGAATTGAATAGCTGGCATTGC